CGTCTTCCATCGCGGCCTTGATTTGTTCGTAATCCCTGGCGCTGTACCAGCACTGGGCTACGCGCCTTCCCCGGAGGTTTGATGTCATGACAATTTCCTTTGTTGGAAAGAAAGAATGGTCTGTGCTCGCCCAGCAGGAGGCTCCGCATGCGTGAAATAAATCCCGAATGCATCGTTGCCGCCAACGGCGCCATCGTCATGAGCCTGGACAGTGAAGAGCATGCGGTGTGCGTCCAGCTGCTGCCCGGCATGGTCGGCGTATTCGAGCGCAGGCACGAGGAACGCTCCGAAGTCATTGCGGGACGGAATGTAGGAGTGTTTGTATTGTGCTCAGTGCTTCCGGTCGACCAAGCCCCATCTTTACCAGTTCAAGCACGAGGTGTTTGGTGGACTCTCGCGGCAGGTCGCGCAGCATCCGAATCCATTTCTCGCGCTCGGTTGGCTTTAGGTTGGAGAGACGAATCCACGCTTCAATCAGCTGGAGGGATTCGTCATGGAGCTTGACCGTCACGACATTCAGGTCAGAGCCAAGCCCGCCGTCGGTGCCGATGTAGGCGCGGCCTTTCGCTGTGATCTGGGCGAAGCCCCTCAACTCCAGGCCGAGTCCGCTGGCGTCGTTGAATGCAATGAGCCCATTACCTTCAAGCGTTCTGATGTGCCGTTCCATGTTCGGAACATCGGCAAGCTGCTCAATGTTCAGCGAGTCGTTCACATCTATGGCGTCAAGCCGTCGAAGAATCTCTTCTTGTTGAGCTCGGGTGTCCTGGCGGCTAGTGTCCAGGCTAGGCTCTTGTTTCGTTTTATTTTCGCTCATGGTCGCTCCTTTTGGAAAAGATTGGTTACTTGCGCCTCCCAGCTTATCCGATTGGAGCCGACCACCCCAACCCTGCGTCGAATGATTTTGTCCATGCTTCCACTGTACGGTCATGCCGGCCGCGATTCCACGATAAACGACACCCCGCGTTACGGAGTACCCGCATGACCAAACGACGCATTCCCAGCACATCATGGAAAGATGCGCTGTTCAACGCGCTGTCCGCCACGAAGGGCGGCATCGAAGGGTTCTGCTCTTGGGCCGGCACCAGCCGCAACCGGCGCATCGCCGCCAGCACCCTGTACGGGCGCCTGGACGGCTCGCGGCCCGCCGAGCGCACGCCCATCGAAGATGCCGAGCTCATCACTGAATACGTGAAGGCCGATGTGCACGCCCATGACATGGCCTGCGACTGGATCCGGGCCCTGGCCACGCGTCACGGCATGGTGGTGCTGGAAGTCGGAGAGCTGCCGCCCGCTGAGTGCAAGCGGGCCGATGTGGAACGACTGCTGCGCAAGTGCGCTGATCTGTTCGCGAAGGGAGGAGCGGTGTCCGGTGCCATCACGCTGTCAGCCGAAGACGGTGAGATCACGCCCCGCGAATCCGATGACATCCTGACGAAGATAGATGATGCCGTGCAATTGCTTCTGAGGGCCAGGGCCATGGTTGCGCGGGCGGCCGAGGAGGTCGAATGAGACAGTCAACTGCGCGCCAGGCCGCCATCATGTGCGGCAATCCGAAGTTCCAGGCATACCTGGGCGTCAACGACGCCGATGAAGCTGCCGCCAGCCTGCGCCGCATGTGTGGCGTGAAGTCGCGCCGTGAGCTCGATGAGTGTCCGGCGGCTGCAAAGCGATTTCATGAGCTGCGGATGCGGTTTGCGTATGGGGTGGCGATATGACGTCAGTTTCCGTTTTCGCGCTCTTCGCGCGCGAGTTCGACCTGCTTTGGAAGGGTATAGAGGTACAGCAGCAGGAAGTGGGTCAGTCTCTCCATGCGCGTGGCCAGCTCTTCGGTGGCAGGTACCGTGTCGTGGAGTGCCTCATTGCCATCAAGACGCAACTCATGCGCCCAGTCTTTCAAGGCCGGCGTAATGCGATGCTCCGCAGCGAGCTTGTCGATGCGTTTCTCAAGTTTCCATGCTTCGACATCGGGGGCAAATTCGCGCAGCGCTACTTCCATGCATTTGCGAAGCATGCTTGCCGCGGACGTCCATTTCTGACGGTGCAGGCTGTCACACGCCTCTACGTAATACTCGGCGACGGCCTCCGGCGTGTACGGCGGTGCTGCCGGCGTCTTCGGGGGCGGCTCAATCCAATCGACATAGATGCCGGACAACTCTCGAAGATCTCCCATGCGGCTACTAAAGTCGTGCCGGTTTGGATTGAATATGCGCAACAGGACGGGCCCGGAGCAACGCGGGCAGACGTACATGGCGTAGTCGGTCACTTGATGATCCGCAGCATTTGTGGTGGTGACATGCAGGAAGCCGAGATTGCTTCCCCCGCATCGCGGGCAATCGTGAATGAGCAGAGCCATGACGAAACCTGAAAATATTGTTTACCAGGACTCACAGATTACCCAAATCCTGGAATATCACAAGGGCGAAGCGGCTCAGGCGCTGTTCGAGCGGTACCGCATTTCCGGTCAGAATCGGGATGCGTTCGTGGCCGCGTTGATCGGGCGGCTGTGCCTGCTGGAAGCGCAGCGATGCCTGAGCAAGGGGAAGGGGCAATGACAGAGCTTCCTGAGCCCCTGACCCCCGCTGATTGCAATCTTCGCGGACTGCCGTTCATGCCGCTGCATACTGATCGCCTGCTGGATAGCGACATGATGGCCTTGTCCACGGGCGAAGAATTCAAAACGGCCTTGCGGCTGTGGTGCAAAAGCTGGAACCAGGAGCCAGCCGCCAGCCTACCGGACGATGATCGAATCCTCGCGCACCTCGCCGGCAAAGAGTTGGCGGGCTGGCGCAAGGTCAAAGGCATGGCGCTGCGCGGCTGGATCAAATGCAGCGACGGCCGTCTTTATCACCCGGTGATAGCCGAGGAGGCTATCAAAGCCATGGCGAAGCGCGAGCTGCACCAGGAGAAGAAGGAGGGTGACAGCGACCGCAAACGCGAAGAGCGCGAAGACCGCCGGTTGCTGTTCGGTGCACTGCGTGACATCGGCGTGATCCTGCCTGCGAAAGGCACCAGCACGTCACACCTGCGTAAGGTCGCCGCGTCACAGGGAATGCAGATCATTGTCACGGAAGGTCATAAAGTTGTCACTGTGACACCGCAAGGAAGTCACAACGAAAGTCACGGGGGTGTCACGGCTAAGACAGGGACAGGGACAGGGACATATATAAAAGAAGGAGCAGCGGCGGCACCTCCCGCGCCTGTGCGTACACATGCGTGCGAGGCTGGCGACGATCCGCCGCCTTCACACCCAAGCCCCGATGAAGCCCAAGCTCGCGTCACGCAGATCGCCGTGATCCTGCGGCGAGGCGGAGCGTGTCAGCGCACCACCATGCCCAACAACCGCGCCATCCTGACCATGGCCGAGAAGGGCTATGCCGACGTGATCATCCTGCAAGCCCTGCAAACCGGCCTGCAGCGTCGCAGAGACGCCGGCAGCAGGCAGCCGGTGACCGCCGCCTACCTGCTGCCGATCATCGAGGAGCTGCAGACCGGCCCGCCAGCTCGAGCAGGAGGTCGCTACGCCGAAGACATCCGCCAGATGCGCGAAATGTCGGCCTGGGCCGATCAGCAGATTCTCGAACAGCAGGGCGCCACACGCCCACCAGCAGAACTCGACATGGGAGCCTCCGATGCACCCCGCAACGACTGAAAAACCGAACGTCTCGCCGTTTCCCGTGCCCTGGGCAGTGAAGCTGGTTGACCGACTGCATGCGCTGTACGGCGCGCAGTTCCTGCGCCAGTGGGAAGGCATCGACAAGCGTGCCCTGGCGCTGGCCTGGGCCGAAGACTTAGCCGGCTACACCGGCGAAGAAATCGCACGTGGGCTGGCGGCCTGCAAGGCTAAGCCGTTTCCGCCGACGCTGCCGGAGTTTCTGCTGCTGTGCCGACCGACCCTCAACGCTGAGGCCGCGTACCACGAAGCCGTCGCCGGCATGGTCGCCCGCAACAGCGGCGAGCGCGGCCAGTGGTCGCACCCGGGCATCTACTGGGCAGCGGTGCGCGTCACCAGCCACGACTTGCTGTCGATGGGGTGGCAAGCCATCCGAGGGCGGTGGGAAGCGGCACTGCGCGATGTGATGTCGAAAGGGCGGTGGGAGCTGGTGCCTGAACCCGTGAAGGCGCTGCCGGCGCCAGGGCAATCCCATCTGTCGCGTGACCAGCAGCGCCAGGCCATGGAGCAGGTGCGCAGTGTGGCGGCTTCCACCAACCCGCAGCGCGCAGCGTCCGGACGTGATCCGCTGGCTTGGGCCCGGGCGGTCATTGCGCATCCGAAGGGTCGAACACCGACGGTGCTGGACATGGCGCGTCGTGCGGTGGGCGTGGAGGCGTCGGCGTGAGCATGATTCGGTTCACAGTTCCCGGCAAGCCGGTTGGTAAGGGCAGGCCACGGGCCGCCAAACGCGGCCAACACATCCAGTTGTACACGCCGAAAACCACGGCCACCTACGAATCGACGATCGCACTTGCCGCAAGCCAGGCCATGGCCGGAAGGCCGCTTATCGACGGACCCGCCGAAGTGCTTATGACCATGGTGCTAGCCGTGCCGGCGTCGTGGTCGAAGCGCAAGCAGGCCGATGCGCTGGCGGGTCAGCTGATGCCCACCACAAAGCCCGACATGGATAACGTTGTGAAGGCTGTCTTCGACGCCGTCAACGGCATTGTGTGGACTGACGACGTTCAGGTCGTGGGCCTGCGCGTGCGCAAGACGTACGGCGCCACGCCATGCGTACAGGTCACTGTTTTACCCTATGTTCCGCAAATTCTTGGAGGTTCGCATTGAGCGACGAAGTGCTGTTCAAATCTGCGGCGGATGCGCTGCGGTTCGCGTTCAATTATTCTCACCAGCAGTACGATCGGCCGCTCATGAATCGCATGATGGGCAGCGAAGGCGGAAGCGGGAAAGGTTTGTCGGGACTCGACGGTGCTGCCCAGGCCGGCATGATTCGGCGGGAGTTGTCGACGCTTTCAGCGCTGTACCGTGCCGTGCTGGTGGCACAGTACGCACCGCGCACGTTC